CTGCTGATGTAACTACGCAACTGGCAACTAAGGCAGACACAACGGCGCTTGCAGATTACGCTAAAACAGCTGATGTCAATACGGCATTGAGTGCTAAAGCTGACAGTTCAACGGTTTACACAAAAACAGAGATTGACACAATGCTGGGGAACATAGAAACAATACTGAATAACATTAACGGTACATCAAGTTCTACGGATAGCGGAGATAGCTCAGGTTCTGACAACGGTTTTTATTCCGGTGATTCAGACTCAGATATGCCGTAAGAACAAGAAAAATACAAGTAAAAAAAGAAAGGAACAAAAATGACAGAAACATTACAGTTATCAGACATTTTAGGCACATGTACAATTGCTTTTAAGCAAAGAGTTGCAAACTTGATTCAATTTGGAAACAAGGGAAGATTATTGATGGTTAGAAAAAATGCTGAATTAAGCGAAGGTGAAACATTTAAGGTTACAGAGTTTAAATCTGCGGTTTTTGAACTTGATAATCAGGATTTGGAAACAAAAATCAAACAATCGCTAAAGTATTCACCGACAAAATTGATTTTGTTTGAATATAAAGATACATTTGCAAGCGTGGTTGAAGAAGTTAAAAAACTTAAATTTGATTGGATTTTCTCTATTGAAACAAATGACCAGTCGGATATTGCATCTTATGCAAAAGAAAATGAAGTATTTGGACTTGTATACGACAAAACCGCTGATTCTAAGTGGGTTGTAAGCGTAAATAACCCGTCAGCTGTTCTTGCAGACGGTGTTACAATCAACGATTCATCAACTATTTCCGGTATTGATTTACTCCCGATTTTAGCGGGGCTATGTGCGGGATGCCCGTATGATATGTCAGTCACCGGCTATACTTTATCGGAACTTGAATCTGTTGAGATACCGGAAGTGATAGAAAAAGGACAGTTGACCTTGTATAACGAAGAAGAAGGTGTCAGGGTAGCAAGTCCTGTAAATACGCTGACTACACTTAATACAAATGATACGGAAGATATGAAAGATATCTGCATTATGGAAGGAATTAAAAGATTTGATACAGATGTAAAATATTCGTTCAGAACAGGTTACAAGGGTAAATATAAAAATAAATATGATAATCAGCAATTATTCGTATCAGCTTGCAAAGGATATATTAAGGAATTAGTAAAAGCCGATATTCTTGATGATGAATATGATAACACTGTTAAGATTAACACAGACAGATTAAGAGAATTGTGGATTGCATCAGGCAAAGATGAAGATGAAATAGCTGCAATGACAGATTTGGAAATTTCAAAATTGACGTATAAAAAATTAATGGCATTGAAGTTTGATGTCAAATTCCTGAACGCAATTGAAAGTTGTGAAATTGAAGTCGAAATGTACTAGTAAAATGATTAAGCCAATAAGTGAAATGTGAATAATATTACCTCACCCCTACCCTCTCCTGATGCAACAGGAGAGGGAGGATCCGTACACGAGTTGCGGTAGCGGGTGCTAAACTACAAAGCAGTTAGCACTGTCTGCCTTAGTATGAGTGTTACGGATACGGGTGAGGTTTAAATAATATGAAAGGATAAAAAATGACAAATAATGTAAAAACACAAGATATTTTTAACGGAACCGATGGTGCGGTTTGGTTGTCAACAGATGAACAAGAAGTAAAAATCGGCAGTATGAAAAAATTTACACTGAAACAAACAAATGTTTATTCAGATGTGGATGAATCCGAAAGTTTTACAAAGAAAAGAAAACTTGTCGGGGTTGAATTGACAGGCGAACTGGTAAAATGGAAAGTTGATAATACGTTTGTAAAAATCTTTGAACAATACAAAAACGGAAATCAGCCTGATATCTCTATCATTGGTAAAGCATATAACAACAATACAAGCAAGGTACAGCGTGTTAAAATAAGCGGTGTAACTTTTGATGAATTGAATTTAATTGATTTGGCTCAAAAAACACCTACAGAAGAAGGTTTGCCATTTGCTTGCGAAGATTATGAATGGTTGGAAAACGTATAACATAATGCGTAATTGCATTACGCTGCGGGAGCGGGAGTTGCGGAACGCAACTCATTCCCGCATTAAGAATTACGAATTATAAACACACACTAATAATAAACGCTAAAGACACATAGTATGTGTTGTATGTACTTTTGTAAGGGTTTTTTAACGGCGGACTATGGTCTTGCCATATTCATTTGCCGTGCCCTTACTTTTTTTAATGCGTAATTGCAATGCGTAATTAGATAATGCGGGAATGAGCTTTTGATTTCGTCAACGCTCCCGCTCCCGCGAGCGTAATTCGTAATTAGTATCTGTCATTCCGAACTGCGAAATGAGTTCTTTTCAGAACTCCTGCTTCGCGAGTTTCGGAATCTATTTTTAAATTACGCATTAGGTATTACGCATTCAAGCTGCGTAATTAAAGTTACACATTATAAAAAGGAGTAGTTATGGCAACATTAACAATAGAAGATATTTTAAACAACAAAAAAATCATAGAAAAACAAAATCAGGAAAAATTCGTATCCAAGATATTCGGGAAAGAAATTGAAATCTCTGATATTTCGCCGGAGAGAATTTTAAATATCGTTAATTCATCAAGCGAGGATGAACCTTTACGAGGGGATTATGAGCTGATTTATGAATGCTGTCCGATTTTTAAATCAAAAGAACTTCATGAAGCATTTAGTGATATAAAAGACCCGGTGATGATTGTTGCAAAGGTGTTTAATAACAATATTATAGAAATCGATTCTCTGGCAAAATTTATACTGAAAAAATATGGATATTACGGGGATATTGATACTGTAAAAAAGCAATAAAAGGTGATGATGATTTGTATTTAATCCATCATTACTTACAAAAAGGTCACAGTTTAGAGGAACTGTGCAACTTATCATATATTGCAAAGTTATTTTACGGAGCATCATTGTTAATAGAAAAAGAGGAAGAAAAACAAAAATGGGAAAAACTATCGGCGTTGTACTCGCTTTAAAAGATAAATGTTCGCCTGCAATAGTGAATATTGCACAAAAATTCGGGATGGCGGAAGAAAAAGCAAAATCGTTCAACAGAACATTACGAACACAAGCAAAACAAGTTGACGGGGCATTAAAAGGTGCTGTTCAGGGTGCTGTTACAGCTATTGGAGCAACTGTCGGTGCCGTTACTATGCTGACTAATAAAACAGCAGAATACGGTAATCACGTTGATAAAATGTCACAAAAGATTGGTATGAGCAGAAAAGGGTTTCAGGAATGGAATTACATTATGTCGCAAAACGGCAGCAGCGTTGAAAGTCTTAAAATGGGATATAAAACACTTGCTGCACAGATGGCAAAAGCTAACAGCGGTTCAAAGGATTCTGCATCATTGTTTAATAAACTTGGGGTTTCGGTTTGTGACAGCACAGGGCATTTAAGGACTCAGGAATCTGTGTTTAACGATACTGTAAGAGCATTACAAAAACTGCAAAACCCTACAGAAAGAGCTGTTATGGCACAGCATTTGTTTGGAAAAAGTGCCTTGGAGTTAAAACCGTTATTGAACCAAACCGCTGAACGTGTTGATAATCTGCGGGATAGAGCAAATTCTCTCGGGCTTGTGTTGTCCGATAATACGATTGACAGTGCTGTGAGGTTGAGTGACACGATGGACACGCTGAAACGTTCGTTTGGTGCTGTCGGCTTGGTTGTAGGTGCATCTATGATACCTGCTGTACAGCAATTAGCTGACCAAATGATAAACAATTTACCGCAGATAAAAACAGCACTTATTCCTGTGATAACAAATTTTGCAAACGCTGTCGGGTTTGCCTGTCAGCATTTGGATATTGTTATCCCTGCTGTTACGGCACTTGCCGGAGCGTTTGCTATGATGAATATTGTAACTGCTGTGACCGGATTTATAACAGCATTTTGTAACCCTGTAGGGTTAGCCGTAACTTTAGTCGGCGGATTGGTTGCAGGACTGGGTGTTGCTTATGCAAAATGTGAAGGATTCCGAAACGGTATAAATAGTGCTATCGGGGCTGTAAAAAGTATGTGTTCCGGAATGGTTGAACTTATACGTTTGAGCAGAGAATATGGTTTGGTCGGCGGGTTAGTTGCAGGCGGGGTCAGAATTATTCAAGCAGGCGGTTTGAAGCATAATGCACTCGGAACTTCTGGGTTTAGCGGTGGCACAACACTTGTCGGGGAATATGGACCGGAACTTGTCAGCTTACCGCAGGGAACGCAGGTTTTGTCTAACAACCAGACCCAAAAGGCTCTGTCGGGGAATCAGAATATAACAGTAAATTTGAATGTACAAGGTAATATGGTCGGCAATCAGGAGTTTGCTAATGAAATGATGCAAATTATGGCTCAAGAATTAAGAACGATATTACCTGCATAAAATAAAGTAGGAGGTAAAAATGAAAATAATTTTAATGGAAACAACAAATTTGTTAGCATTTAGTATTCCTTATGTACCAGAGAAAACAAGAATTTTTTTAACTAATGATGCTAATACAACAAAAGATACAATAAATGGCAGATTGAGAGTACTTGGGAATAAGGCATTACGCCAAATAAAATGGGAAAGTTTTTTCCCTGTTAAAGATAATAATAATTTTACACCCGAAACAGCACACCTTAACGGCTTTGCTTATGTAACATTTATAGAAACAATGAGAAAATTAGAATTTCCTGTTAGGGTAATCGGTTTGAGTAATCAAGGAGTTCCTTTATTCAACTTTTTGGCATCAATAGACCAATTTAGTTGGGGGTTAGATAGGGGTGATAATATTAACTATAGCATTGAACTAACAGAGTTTCCTGAAAGATTATGGAATTTTTGGACAAGAGATACTTCTGCTTTGAGTAATCTCAAAAAAGAATTCTCTAGAAGAGATCACCTTCAAAGATTAGGATTATTAATTAAAGATATCGGATATTAATAACTTACATTCATGTCATCAATTCTTTGGATTTTATCACCATTGTATGTAACAAACATGTCGCCAATTCTTTGGATTTTATCACCATTGTATGTAACAAACATGTCGCCAATTCTTTGGATTTTATC